ATAAGCTGTGCATCTGACATAGCTATCTTCGTCTTCTGCTTGTTAGCATAAATTTTACTACCAGCAGAAACGGCTAATTTAATTGCCGATAACCACATGGATTAGTACCACTTCGCCTTAACAGGTTTTTTATCAGCTCTCATTCTTTTAGTTCCTCTAACATCTACTGTTTGAGTTTCAAAAGGGTTTGTAGCTTCGATTGTAACGCCGCCTGTTTTGTATCCATCTTTACCGACACCTACTTCTGTAACAGCTTTAGGGTCTTTTGCTTTTTTAATCATAATTTTCTCCTTGATTAGATTTATATCTAGTTTTTTTTAAAATTTCTACCAAAATCGTGTCTTTTACTTTGGTCTGCCATTTCTTGTTTTGCAATAGAAACTCCTGCACGCATTTGAGCTAAATCTTCGTTTTGTTCTAGCTTTTCATCGTGTTGTGCATCGTTCATCATAGCTTTCATAGTGTCTAAATCTAATCTTGCTTCGTTATTTGCAGTTCTGTCTTGATCTGCTCTAGCTTTTAAGTCTAGTTCTCTAGATTTTAATTTAAGTAGTGGATCACCACCTACTTCAGAGCTAATTTTGTCTTCTTCTTTAGCATAATCCATAGTCATCTCTGCAATTAACACTGCTTTTCTAGCTTCCATCATAGAAGTTAGTTGTTTAACTCTTTGAGCCATTTGCATCGCTTGTGGATTTTGTTGCATTGCTTGTGGATTCTGCATCATTGGTCCCATTTGCTGAATTTGTTTTTGAATGTTTTGTAATTCTTGTAACTCTTGAACATATTCTAATTGAATTTGTTCTTGTGCCATTAAACTAATGTGTTCAAGTATATTTTTTTGTAAAGCCATCATTGCTACAGGATTATTTTGTACCATAGAGATAGACATGAAACTTAAATGAGCATCAATGTGTGCTTTGTGGTCTTGACCTGGATAAGCTTGAAAAGGTTTACCACTAATTGCCATAATATGCTCTAAACTTGGGTCCATTGGTTGTGGTGGTTGAGGAGGTGGTAATATTGCATTAATATTTTTTACACCTACTGCTTCATACATAGATCTATACGCTTGATACATGTTATGCATTTTAGGATTTGATTGTGCTAATTGTAATTGCATTTGTGCCATAGAAATTCTCTGTGTTTGAGAATAAATATTAGGATCTGCAACAGGTAAAATATCTACCTTGTCATCAAAGTCTTGCACCTTAACTTCTCGTCTTGCACCAGGAACATCATAAGGATAAACCGGCGGTAAGTAAGTTTTAAATACTCCTGCTAATAATTTAAATTCATTTTTAAGTCCTACATATAATCTTTTATGAATAGCTGACATAACCCGCGATCCACGTTCCAATAACGCCACAGTAGTACCCACGGCTGCTTGTTGATTCATATCGCCCACTTGTGAATCAGCGATGCTCGCGAATCGTTGAGCCGAGCTAACACAAATCCCCATTAGTTGTAGTAAAGTCTGATCAGGTCCTTTAAATGGTAATTGCATAAACTGATCTTTAATATTTCCTCCCGGAACGTCGACATCTCTGAACTCGCCGGGTTGTAATGGTTGTGCATCATCTCTCATTCTAACGCCTCTAGTTTTAAAACCAGCAGGTAAGTTAGCTAAAGTTCCAGCATCTAATAATTGTCTTAATGCAACAGTTGCAGTACGTGATAACCCACCAATCATATGAATTAAACCTAAACCATAGAAACCCATTCCAGGTAAAAATTTGTAATGTACAAAATAATCTTTTTTCTTTTTTAAAGGATCTTGAGCATTATAATTTCTTCTAATAGCTAAAATGTTATTAGTAGATTCATCAATAGTTACAATATAAGGTAATTTAATTCCAGTGGTCTCACCATCTTCGTCCATGTTTTCATAACCTTCTAAATCTAAATTAACATGCATTTCTAAAATAGTGTACATGTCTTCAGTGCCATTTGCTTTTATTCCTTCAAGCTCTAATTCTTTATCTTTTATTTTACTTTCTTTTAATTGTGGTTCTCCTAGTTCTACTTCTTTATAAAACCCTGCATACATTTGTTTTCTTAAGTCATTCTCCGACATTTTAACCATATGAATAATTGCCTCCGCATCTTCTAATGAGGTAGCAGAGTACGGAACAACTATATCTTCAGCCGGTATAAATTTACTTACAGCTCTACCTAAAAGGTCGTCATAATAAACTTTTTTAAAAGTAGATCCTGATAAGGGTAAGTAAAATAACATTTGATCAAACTCTGGTTCGTATTCTTTCATCTGATCCATGATTTGATAATTCATAAAATCTTTAACACGTTTAGATTGCTCTTCTTTAGCAACATTAACATCCCCTAAAATTTGAGTTCTAACTGGACCTTCTGCAGGTAATAATTCTTTGTAAGCTTGAGCTTGAAATTGTGTAACTGCTTCTGCAAGCACAGGGTGAGTAACCGAACTAGCTCCTCTAAAAGGTTCTGTTCTGTTTACATATTTAAATCCTAAAAGATTTAAACCTTCTCTATAACTTTCTTCCCAATCACCTCTAGTTTCTCTGTAAGAATTATATTGGTCCATTAATTCTGAAGATAATGGATCTAAAACTTTATCATCTAAAAAATCTGCTAGATTGGCGTCATGGTCTTCTCCGCCTTCAGGAGTAGCTGCTGATGGATCAAAATTAACGGTTGCTCCACCGTCTTCTGTCATTTCAATTTCAGTTTCCCCACCTTCTTGTCTTTCAACAATTTCTTCTTGAGTTTCAACAATCTCTTCTTCTCCTGGAATCTCTATTTCCGTTTTTGTATTGGGTAAACTTTTATCTATTGTAGCCATGAGCTATTCTATCCTCTATTTTGTATTGATTCAACACCTTATCGGGTTGTATCAGTTGTTTTTGGCTCTGTCAATTAAATCGCTTTTGAGCCTTTATTGAAAAAATTATATATTAATCCTTCTTCGTTTTGATATTTGTTATATTGGTCATACGCAGTCAACGCTGTACTAATTGCTAATCCTGGTATACCTGCAAATCTACTAACACCTCTAATTAATCCTGGACTCATTCCTAATCTTAATGCTGCATTTACTTTACCTGGTTTTGTAACTCCTGAAATATTTGATAGTGATGACATGGTAGCAAGTCCTAACCAGTTCAACGGATCTTTAGCAATTTCTGCTGCGGGTTTATCTTCTGATATTTGTTTACCAACAAAGTAACTATCTATGAGAGCAGTAGGTAATGGAGCGCCGACATAAGCTAAAGATTTACCAACTGTTTTTAATAAATTACCTTTGATAGGTTTTAATGCATCTTCCGTTCCAGCTTTAACTGGCATTGGGTTTTCTGCAGCCCAAGTTTTAATTTGTGCGTTATCAACAACTTGTGTTGGATATTTAGGATCTACAAATCCTCCTACTACACTATCATATTTTAATATTCCTTCTGGAGTATCTACGTTGCCAAACATTGTTCTTTTACTTTTCATTCTACCTGTTTCTTCAAATTGTTTTAATTTTCTTCTTGGAACAATTGAAATAGCTTCTCTTTCAGAAACAGGATACCTTAACTTTCCACTTAAATCATTAGTCTTATTAATTCTTTGAGTATATTTATTCATAGCTAAATACTCTGCCGGAGTTACATCTACATATTTCATTTTACCTAATTTGTCTGTGTATCTTCCAGCCATTTCAGGAGTGGGTGTATACCATTGACCTTCAAGTATTCTTTTTCCAGCTTCTGCTTCCGATATGTTAAATCTTTTAGCTAATGCTTTTACACTTTCAGCGGTTCGTGATTTAAGAGGTTCGCCTCGAAATAAACGAATCATTTTTTGTGCATTACCTTTTACATCTTTCATAGCTGCACTGGTTACAGGTGCTTCAGATAAAATCTTTGCTGCTTTTTCTGGATCTGCTTTTAATGCTTGTTTACAGTCTCCAGGTAATCCACCTTTAGAAAGTAAACTACAAAATTTTAGTTGATCTGCTTTAGGAAGTTTGTTTGTGCTAGAAATTAATTTACTTTGTAGAGAATTAAAAGCTGAACTACTCATGGGCATTGCATTTGATTTTAATGCTATTCCTTTGTCCGCCAACTCACTTATATTTGCTTGTGCTTCTACAGAAAGTTTATCAAAGTGTTTTACAAATTTAGAAGCATCTAATTTTTCCCCAGGTCTGTATTCTATAATAGGAGTATCAACACCATGTTTAATTTGAAACGCTTGTGACTTTTTATTAAAAGAAGATATGTCTTTTGCACTAGCTTTGCCATCTATTGTATCTTTAAAAAGTTTAGAAAAAGGTTTGTCTATTTCTCTTCCTTTTAATACATTTACTTTTTTCTTAATAACTTGTCCAAGTTCTGTGTAGCCTGGAGCATTTTCAAAAGTAGCTGATAAACCCATTGCTTCGTCAAGATTAAAAACACCAGTATCAATTCCTTTTAAAAGACCATCTCTTAAAGTAGATAATTTTTTACCTTTAGTCTTTAGAATTTTATCTCTTATTTCAAATTTAGATCTTCTTAATTCATTAGCTGCAAACTTACCCCATTGGTTTTGAGGTGGAAATTCTGTTAAGATATTATCTAATTTAGCACCACTGGGTTTTGTTAGTCCAGGTATTTCTTTAAACCCAAGTAAAAATTGTTGATACTTTACAAGATCATTGGAAACATCTGTTAGCTGTCTTAATTTATTATCTCCATAAACTAGTTTTGCTAAATTATTTATATCTGATATTTCATCTGCATCTTTTAAAGCAATCTTATTAATTGCTTTAACCGCATCATCAAAAGGTTTTAATTTAAGTTGTTTGTTTTTTAATGATAAACTTTCAGCAGCTTTAATACCGGCTTCTGCTTCTTTTTTTGTTTTAAAATATTTAGTTACAGTGCTGGATCCTTCAGCACTACCGGATGGTAATTGAACTTTAAAATTGTCATTAGCTGATATGTTAGAATTTGTTTTTCTATCATAATTAACAATAGGTCTAATTTTTTTATATATTTGTCTTTTTTCGCCTTTAGCATAAATTCTTTGTTCATCTGCTGCAGCTAAATCTGCAGGAGCTATGTCAATTCCTTTTATACCTTGGTCTTTAAGTTTTTTTAATTCTTTAGTTATAGTAGATATACCTACATCAATTTTATGATTAGCTTTAAGTATTTGAGATATTTTTCCAGAACCTAATTTATTTTCAATTCTATATTTTTTAATTAACTCTATAATTTCTGGAGTTATTCTAGTAGCCATGGCCTAGCCTATCATTGAATAAGCGTTTTCAGGTAATGAAAGCTGTCCGCCCGAATCTATATCTTCTTGCATTAAATTTTTTAAATTTGGTGGCTCCATACCTGTTGCTTCATATATACCATACGCTTGTTTTAATTGTCTATCTTTTATAGAACCTGGTGCAAAAGCAAATAAATCATTTGTTGGATTTGGCATCATAGAAGTTATAGGTTCAGGGTTTATCATTCCTGGAGATCCTTGAGGCATACCATAATTATTATTTGCATTTCTAAATCCTTTTGTAAATACTTCCATCGCTGCTTCGTTAACTAATTTTTGATTTGGTAAACCTGAATACATTCCAGCGTCTTGTTCTATATAATCTTGAATTACATTTGGTTCACCACCTGGATATTGAATTCCAGTAGGAGATGCGCCCATACCTGGATTAAATGGCACTACTCCATAATTTCCTGGATAGCCACCTGCTTTCATAATTCCTGTTGGAGGTGCTTCATACATTCCTGCATCATTTTCCATATAAGTTTGTATGTCATTATTTATATCTACATTTGCTGGTGGTTTTTCATCAAACGGACTATCAATAACCATACTTCTATTTTTAATACTATCTGCAATAGTATTGTTTATAGAAGTTCCAAACATGCCTTTATCTAATTCTAAACCTGTTGGATCAATTACTTGTCCGTCTATGTTTTGTAATTTATTAAACTCTGACATATCTTCATATGGATCTTTTTTAAAACTATTAATTATATTTTTTGCAATACCTAACAAACCAAATGAAGGAAACGCATCTCTAGTTTCTCCAAAATTTTCTTTATCCGAATAATATCCAAAACCATTGGGTCCTTGTCTTGCTTCAAATCCAGATTTACCAAAAAAAGCAGGCATTCCTTTTATACCTCTATAACCAGGTGCTCCTCTACTAAATAAATTTCCAAAGAAACTTGGTTGACCATAAGATTTATAACCTGAACCTATATATTTATTTTTAAAAGCACCATCCGGTTGTTTAACATTTACATATTCTGGTACTGCATATTTTCTAGTCTTCGGTCCTGTTTTAACTGTTTGACCAATATTTTTTTGACCAGTCATCATTTTATAATAATTTGTATCTTTATAAGATGAAGATCCTGCACCTCCCTTACCCGAGGCTCCTCCTGACTTACCACCCGATGGTGCACTATATCCACCAAGGTCACCTTGTAATGACATAATGCCACCAGGACCTTTGTTTGGTTTTCCTTTTAATGATCCATATAAATTTTCATCAAGTAAAATTTTTTGTTCTCTTGGAGTAATGTAAGCTAGTTCAGCTACTACGTGATCTGGATCTGATAACCATTTTTTAGGAACCGTTACAGTTTCTTGTTTACCTAAATAGTTTGGTCCACCCCCTTGATTAGCTGGTTTAATTTTTTTCTTTTCTGCTGCTGTTAATCTTTGGTCTTTGTAAGATTTTTTTTTAGGTTGCATCATAGTGCCAATACCGCCGCCATTTGCAAAACTTTTAATCATAGATTGGTCAGTATATCTTTCATATGGAGCTTGTCCAATAGATTCCAGATAATCGTTAAATTTATTAGCTTGTTGACTACCTGAAAAATCATATCTAAATCCACCAGGTAATGTAGCTGGAATCATAGCCCATGTTCCTGCTCCACTATAGGGA